ATTGAGATTCGCTCATATTGTGGATGCGCTGTGGATCATGGCGGATCATGGCGGATCACCAAACAAACTAACTTCAAACTAGTAAACGACCCAGCGGTTGGTAATAACAACCCCCCCCAGGCGGGGCTAACAGTTAGTATTTCAGGATGCCGCCGGTTGTCACGGCAAAAAACGCACGACTATGCGGGGTGCTATTCTATTCAAGTCAGCGTCCCCATAGAAGAATGGGGCGAATGATTTGAATACATACGCCTGATTCGATTCAAATCAGGGGTTGGCCTAGGGAAAGAACCGAATGAATCGAAACGTAACCCATCCGACTGAATACGCGAACCTGGTTGTGGCCGGAAAGGAGAGGGTGAACAAATCCGTCATGCTGGCCTGTAAACGCCACTTGCACGACCTGACCAGAAAAGACATCTATTTCGACGAAAAGGAACTCGATCGGTTTGATGACTTCGTTTCGGAGTTGGAGGTGGCGGACGGTCACGAACTGACCGGACAGAAGATCGTGATGCTGCCTTGGCAGTCGTTCCTCCTGGGTTCGGTTCTCTGCTGGAAGTTCACCGAGACAAACGGACTCCGATATAAGCAGACCTACTGCGAAGTGGCCCGTGGAGCAGGAAAGTCCACAATGGCGGGCGTCCTGCTGCTTTACTGCTCCTGGCGGTGGGAAGGCTCCGATAACCTCTGCCTTGCCAATAAGCAGGATCAGGCACGGCAGGCATTCGATGCCGCCAACAAGATTGCCATCCGGGCATACGGCGACTGGCGGGCGGAAGACAAGGACGAGGCTGCCGCCGCTAGGTACGAATGCACGATCAGGGAAACCCGCTGCCGTGAGTCAGGAGGGCGGTTTCGGGTCATGGCATCGAAAACTGGCACCCTGGACGGAACCAAGGCGATTTGCTACATCTGCGACGAGACTGCTGAAGCAAAGGAGGATTACATGCAGAAGGTGGTTTCGGCCCTTCCGAAACTCCGAGACTCCTTCATGCTCTCGGTGACCACGCCGGGAGATATCGCCCTCGGCATGGATTCGCCCTACTACACCCGCCGCCGGGTGGCGGATGAAGCCATCAAAGAGGAGAATTGGGACGAATTGGACGTTTTCGTCCTTCTGTACGGACTCGACGAAGAGGACGATTTTCGGGATGAATCGACCTGGATTAAGGCCCAACCGAGCCTAAACCACGTTATTCCGATCTCGAACTACCGCCGGCTGCTCAAGGAATACACCGCTCAGGACGCCTTGCACAACTGGGAGCGATACCAGTGTTGCCGGATGAGTCTGGAGGGGCTTCAGTGGATTCAGGTTTCTGACTGGCGAACGGCAAATGAGGAAATCGAGCGTCCACCGCCGGAAACCCCGATCTACTGCGGATTGGACTTCTCGAAGACGTTTGACCTGACTTCGATGTGCTACGGCTGGTGGGCGAACGGAAAAGTGAACATGAAATGGCACCACTGGGTCGTGAAAGACCAGCATGTGAAGTCCGTAAAACGTGATTATCAGCGGTTCGTCGACAACTGGGACCACCACGAAAACGTCACAATCTGCCCCCACACCATCCAATACGAGTCCGTAAAGGAGAAATTAGAGGAGTTGAAAGCGTGGGGAAACCTGAAACGGGTCGGATATGACGCATTCGGGGGTATGGCGACCGAAATACAGACATGGGGCAATATCGACGATTCGTACAACCCTGAGAATGATTTGCCTATGTGGGCGTTGCCACAGACGATCATGAGTATGGGTCCATCGACTTATTTGCTTGAATCCCTGCTTAGACACCGCTCGATTGCATTTGAGAAGGACGATATCGTCGAATACGCCCTCGCCAATGTTCAACTCGAAAAGAACATCAACGGCGATCGCCGACCATCAAAGTTGAAAAGTATGGGGATTATTGACCCCATTGTTGCATCTGTTATGCTATGCGGGGTACTAATCAAGGAAGGCGCCGAAAGGCCCGGTGCTTACTTTGATCCTGGGGATATCGCTTGCTGAAAAACCTAGTTACCGAAGTCCGTAGGCGGTTCCGCAATACCAAGTTTGGCGGCAGTGGTCACATCCTGCCCGATACTTGGTGGAACTGGGAACGCCCGACTTCGGCGGCAGATGTCACGGCTGATCCGTTTGTCGGACTCGGACTCTGCCCGGTACAGCGTGCGGTGTCGGTGGTCGCTGGCGATGTTGCCCGGCTCCCCATTCAGATCCAAGAGTACGCCGACGGTCGGTGGGAAGAATGCGAAGAGTACCCCGACCTCGATGACATCCTGAACCAACACACGAACAAGTTCTTCACTTCGTTCGAGTGGCGCCGATGGATGGTCACAAACATGATGGTCTGGGGGAACTCGTTCTCCCTGATCTCTCGCGTTGCCGGTGAGGTTGACGAACTCATTCCGGTTCGGCCTTGGGATGTGCAGATCCTTCCCAACACCGAACAGGGTGGTTGGTACTACCGTTCGAGCGAATACGGCGACCTTGAACCAAGAGATGTCATTCACTGGAGAATGCCCGCGCACCAGAGACTGCTCTGGGGTGAAAGCCCCATTGTTGTCGCTCGTCGTGCGATTGAACTTGGTTCGCAGCAGGAAATGGCTGGAGCGCAAGCGTTCCGGATGCCTGGTCTTGGCAAGATTGCAATCACCACGAAGGAAACAGTCGGCGGCGATGCAATCCGAGCGATGCAGGATGCGTTCCTACACGCGCATGGCAGCGTCGAGGGAATGCTTCGGCCCATCGTCGTGCAGAACGAGTCCGATGTGAAACAAGTCGGGCAGTCCCTTACCGATCAGGACTGGATCGCTGCAAGAAGATTCACGATCAACCAAGTTGCACAGATGTACGGCGTACCTCCGCAGTACCTCTACAACCTCGAAAACTCAACGCAAGAACAGACTAGCGAGATGTCACGGGCATACGTCGATACCTGCCTGGGGGCTTATCTTGCGAGCATCCAAACCGAACTCGGTTTCAAGTTGCTGCCGGGTCGTGAGTCGAACAGACGCTTCCGGGTCTGGTTTGATACGGCTCCGCTGGTTCGCGGCACGTTCAGTGAACAGGTCAACGCAATTCAGGTCGCAATCCAGTCGGGCATTATGACCCGAAACGAAGCGCGCACCATGATGGGGTACACACCCCTCGAAGGTGGCGACGAGGTTCTCATCGGTCCCAACATGCTCCCAGTGGAGCAGAACCAGGAACAAGCAAATGACGAAGATCGAACGCCGGATACTTCCGGCGGGAACGATGACGAATCGGACGATTGAGGGAATCGCAGTTCCGTACAACAGCCTCAGTGTTGTACTCCGCGACAGACCTCGACCGTACCGCGAACGCATGGAACCGAGAGCCATGCAGATTGACGATTCGGTTTCGATGTTCATTCAACACGAACCGAGTTCTGTACCCCTTGGAAGAACGGGCGCGGGGACGTTGAGATTTGACGAGAGAGAGGAAGGTCTTGGGTTTGCCTGCGATCTTCCGGAGTGTAGAAAAGACGTAATCGAAGCACTTGAGAGAGGTGATTTCGACGGGTCTGTTTCTGTGGGTTTCATTGTTTCCGAAGGTGGCGACACCTGGAAGCACAATCGGGGAGCGCCATCAATCCGAACGGTTCGGAGTGCAAGGCTCGTCGAAGTTTCTCTGGTGACAAGTGGAGCCTACGGTTCCGCGAAGTCCCGTCTTACTTAGGAGTCCTCCAATGGACGACGCACGGAGTCTCCGCGAGCAGCGGGACGATCTCGCGGGCAAGATGAATGACATCTTGCTCCGCAACGACAGTATCGACGACATCGAGTCGATTGAACTTCTCGAATCGGGCGAAGCACGCCTGGCCGAGATCGACACCAAGATTCGGGCAACCGAAGCACGCGAAAAGGCATCCGCCATCGTGAAGAAGCCGTCTTTCGGTTTCTCCACTTCGCCGGGTTCGGCTCCCCGCGAAGACACCCGATACCGTTTCGAGAGGAACGGAACGGACATCAAGATCCTCGGCGGCAACCCTGACACCCGTGTCAACCCGCTCGGTCTTGGTTCGGATGGTTCGGACGCGACGTTTACCGCTACCGACGCCGGTGGTCCGGTCGCAGGTGCAAGCATCCCGGTCGATCTTCTCGGCCAGATGATTCGCAAGTTGCCCAAGTTGGCGGTCCTTCGTCAGAACTGCCAGGTGCGAACCTACAGCAACGATGTCGAACTCCAGCGTGTCAACGCTCGTATCGACATGTCCGGCGATGCGTTTGTTGCAGAATCGGGAGCCTACAACGAGAAGATTGGTTCCTTCGAGCGTGTGCGAGTGCGCAACTTCAAGAGTGCCGCCCGCACGAACGTCACCGAGGAATTTCTTCGGGATGCGCGTGGGAACGCTGTTGCAGAAATGCTCCTCCAGCACGCCGAAGAGCATGGCCTCTACTGGGATTCCGCCTACGCCACCGGCATCGGTTCGGATGACGCCCCGGAGCCGATTTTCCAGACCCCGGCACAGTGGGCAGCCGCGCAGGCTGACTACGCCGACGCCGCCGCCACTCCGACGGCAATCTTCACCACTCAGCACACTGATCTCGACATCAGTGTCATCGACACCGGAACCGCTGCCGAAGCGGCGAAGAATGTCACCCAGGCTCTCACCTCCCTTCGTTACGACAAGATCCCCGCGCAGTATTGGGGCGGTCTGAAGTGGATCATGGGCCAGGAGACGTTCGCAACCATCGCCAACATGGTTGACGGTCAGAGCCGCCCTCTGTACCAGCCCCTCCTCACTTCGACGATGGGCGAGTCCAACTACGTCGGAACCATCCTTGGTCTTCCGGTTTCGGTCAGTAACAACCTTCCCGGCAAGACCGCCGGAAATGTTGCTGCCGTCCTCATGCACACCGAAGATTATGGCATCTTCGACCGTGTTGGATTCGGACAACTCGTCGATCCCTATACGGATAGTGCAGCGGGCGAAGTTCGCTACCTCACCCGTATGCGTTCCGACGGTCGATGGCTGCGTCCCTACGCTGCCGGCCAGATCCACTGGGTCGCCTGATCCATATCTTTCTCTTCCGCTCTCCCGCCCTTCGGGGCGGGGGAGTTGGGGGTTTGCATGTCGCACTCGCTCACAAACGTCTCGGCGCATCCGTTCCAACTCTCTGAGTTCAAGGATCACATCCGTCTGGAAATTACAGACGATGATCCCGCTGCTCAAAGAAGTCTGGACACGGCTGTCTCCGCAGTCGAACGATGGACTGGCCGCCTAACCCGGTCTGCCACCATCACCCAGGAATGCGGGTACTACCGCCCGCACTTCCGCGCCGAAATCGCTAACCCCGACAGTATCGGCACGCTTACGCAGATCAACCCGAATACCGACGCAACCACGGACATCACTTCGCGGTTCTTCCTCTACCCGGCAATCGGGTGGTGGTATGCGTTCATCCGCCCACAGTCGAGCCTCGAAGTCAACGTCTTGGTCCGATGGGTCTACACGGTCACGACGCCGGAGATCCACCCTGACTTGAAACTCTGTATCTTTGGACTGGCTGCGTCGTTCTACGAAAACCGCTCCCATGTGGAGCAGAACATCAACCTCAGCAAGTTGCCGACCGGCTACCGATCGCTGCTTGAGAACTTCCGGGATGGCTTGATGTGAATAGTGGTCGCGCACGACATCGAATCACGGTGACTTGCAGCACGCCTGCCTCTGGAACATCGGGGCAGGCTGACTATATTGGCGGCACGGATACCGTCATCACTCGTTGGGGTGAAGTGCGAAGCATCAAGGGAAAACTTGATGACCAGGGTATGCAGCAGATGGAAGGGCGCCGGTTCTTCCAGATAAAGATGCGGTACGACTCGGGCATCAACTACGGATGCCGTCTGACCTACAAGGGTCGGGAGATGGCAATCGAGCGGATCGAGGATGTCCGCGAAGTCAACCACGAACTGGTGATCTACGCTTTCGAGGTGGATCTCTGATGGAATACGGCGTCGATGAAAAACAGATCCAACGCGACCTCCAAAGGCTTATCGACACCGGCGGACTAAATAAAAGGTACGCGAAGATGGCTGCGCGGCGAGCCACGGAGGTAGTCGATGATGTCGCACGGGTTGGATACAGAAATGGTGCGTATAAATACGGAAGCAGCAAAACACACCTTCAAGGCAACATGCTTACGTCCGTCAATAGGCCGATTTACATTGCCCGAGAGCGGTTTCGGAAGTGGGCGGGCCGACGAGGAAGCATCAAGTTTGCACCAAAGAAGCAGCGAAAAACAGACTTTTGGTTTCGTTCAATGGTCAAAAGAACCTCAAACGGAAGAGGCAACCCCTCGACTCTTTCGCATTTGATTGAAGACGGAGCAAGAAACTTCCGCACCGGCAAGAAAAACGTAGCCCATCAAATTAGGCGGGACGCATTCCGTCGAAAACGAATGGAAGCGTTGCGAGTGCTAGGAAAAGGAATCGAACTCGCGGTATTGAACGCGACGAAAGGGACCAAGATGGGCCTAATTGATTTCCGTAAAAGGACGCAGGCATGACCAGCATCCCAATATACATCCACAATTTCCTAACCGATGACGCCGACCTCGACCCCCCGGTGTCCCCGTTCGTTCGTAATCACGCCGCAGGATTTCCCGCCGTGATCTACACGTTCGAGGGTGACGATTTCTTGAACCCGATCCCCTCCGTCACCAGCCCCAGGCTGGTGCGGTACAACGTGATGGTGCTTTCCCGAACCCTTGAGGAAGCGGAAACGATTGGTCAGTTGATCGTCGTAGCAGCAAGATCAGAAGCGTGTCCGATGCGTGTGACCTCGGTGGGACGCGACTACGAACCGGCCTATGACGGGGAACGTCAGGGCATTTACATCCACACGACTTCTTTGGAGTTCTTTGCATAATGGCATTCTTACTCGGTAATCGTCTTCAAGGCACTTACGTTTTTACAAACGAAGCAGCCACTCCCGTGGAAGTCACAGTCGCTTTCGCAATCACTGGCTTTAGCCATAGCGGTGGCGATCGACCAGAGATCGACATCACGACTGGATCTGACAAGCGAAGGAAAGTTCTTCCTGGTCTTGCAAGCCCTGAAGAAATGACTCTTTCTGTCAAATACGAAGTTGACGATGCAGCAACTCCTGCTGTTGATAACGTCGTTCAACTCCGCGAGGCACTTGAAATCTGCGACCACGGCGTTCTCACGATGAAAATGAACGAGTCGAGTGCATGTTCAACGCCACGAACGTACCTTGCGGCAATGGACGTTGACGCAACGACTTGGAACTTCTCGACCGAACTTGATGGGATTATGGAAGGCGAAGTCACCTTCCGGGTGCGACACTGATGTTTGAACCCAAAAGAGAAACGCACATGGTCAGGGGCCAAGAGATCACCATCAGGGAACTGGAGGCTGATGTCTTGGTAAACATGGACGAAGCAATGTCCGCAGCGGTTGCGGCTTCGCTTGTGCCAGACAAGACCCAGGCCGAAGTGGCACAGTGGCCCGCCCAGGTTGTCACTGAGATTTTCGGACTCATTGCAACACTGAACGGGTGGGACACTGAGGGAAAAGGCTAGAGCCGATCGACATGCTGATCCACCGGGTCGCATCTCAGATTGGCATGATGACTCGGCAGGTTCGGACAGAGATGAGCAGCAGCGAGTTGTTGGACTGGGCTGAATACTTCCGCCGCGAGGCGGGCGAGCAGACCGAAGAAGAGATCGCGGCAGCGATACGAGGTGCATTCAAATGGCAAACGTAGGCAATCTGTTCATTAACGTGACTGGAAACACGAAGGGCTTGACCAAAGCCCTCGGTTCCGCAAAGTCAAAACTTACCTCGTTCGACCGGCAAATCGGCAGGCCAAAAGGCGACTTTATGCGTCGGGCAAAAGGGCGTTTTTATGGTGCGATGGCAGAACGGCAAAGATTCAACCAACAGATGTCTCAGTTTATTGGCCCTCAACGAGCGGGACACGTTGAAAACATACGCGGAAGAATGGGTAAAAAAGAAAGTGCCGCACGACAAGCCTATCGAGGGGCGCAAAGAGAACAGGTAATGGGAAAGATGGCCGCGTCGAGTAAAATGATGATGACGGCGGTTCTTGGCGGAATTGGAATTTCCGTTACGGCTCTTGTTTCAATGTTCAACACTGCAAGGTCGCAAGCAAAAAACGCGGAATCTGCGGTAGAGGCGTTCAAATATGCAGGCCCAATGGGCGGAAGAATTGCAGCGGAAGAAGTGCAGGCAACAATGGACGCATTGAAAGCGGCGCAAGACCCCAATATAAGCATGAAGTTTCTTGAGAAGGCAATGCAAAAGAGAATGGAACAACAGACTTCTATCGAAAGTGGGGGCATGGGTGCATCAATGGACTGGGATATGTTTATCGCGTCCACGGGTGAGGCGTTCGCCCAAGCACTGAACGCTGCGGGCGTGATAGGAAGCCCCCAAGAAGCAGCAATTTTTGCTAACGGCGGAAGAAACACCGGACCCGCTGGGACAACAGGAAACTCAGGCGGACCATGACTTGCACACCCACAATTACCGTTAGAAAAAGTTCCAATGCGACAAGCACCGGCAATCTTTTCCAGCCAAGCACGGCGACGGTCACGCTTGTGGTTTCTTATTGCAACGCATGCACTGAAGGGTCTAGCCCTCCAGACACTCCGTTTCAAGTTCTTGATGATGTGAACGGGACGTACTGGGACATCATTATCGGGCGTCCGTTAGCGGAAATTGACGGCTCGGGAGTCCGTACCGCTTGGCTCCAGGCGTACAGCGCAGACATGACATTCCAAGACGTTTCAGACGTAAACAGTGGGACAAAAGATTACGCATATTATTATGTGCGCGATTACAACTGCCGTCAGATGGTGATGGCAGACCCAAACGTGTGGGAAATCGTTGTCAATGTCGCAATGATGAAAATCGACAACGCCGAACAGTTCCCCCATTGTTCGGTTGATATTCAAACATCAACTCGGATGGCAAGTGCTTGGCGTTTGGGACCGGGTACTACATCCGACCCGTTCAAGGTTCCCACTACAAACGTCACGGCCACCGGGCCGCAGATGGGTAGCCTGAACGCAGATGGGTTCTGGGAGCCAAAATATTGGCGAGGCCAGGATTCAATTTTCCAGGACATTGGGGGGTTTGACATAGACATCAACGGCAACCCCATGACGGTTGCCATCGAGCAAATACGGTTCACCATTTCTTTTGTTGTTCGTAGGCCGTTCATTGGCTTTATACACACAACGGGACCTTCTGTAATTCAGACTAATTCATCTTGGGATGAGTGGGTGGGGAATGCGGCGTGCTACGTCAACAAGAGGAACGATGTTGCAATGTTTGGATATCGGCCCGGCGAACTTCTTTGCGAAGCGATCAATGTCACACCGATTGACGAGCAATTCAGCAAGGCGTCAATAGTTCTTGCTTGGGATGAGTGGGGGCATTTCGATCAGCAGATTTGGTCGCCGAATGGGCAGGTTGGCGAATTGTCTGATCAGGCTTATACCTACCCTGGCGGGAGCGCCGACCGCCCTATTCGTACAGCAATTGCGACGTTCTGGACAACTTCTTACCACGAAGCATTCCGAGTTGCACCAATGTCAGGGTTGATGCCAATGGCGGTTTGGTCAATCGCTGACTCCGCAATCTCAGAACCCGCTTGTTATTACCCGCCGGAATAGACCATGTTTACAGGCATTTGGTACGGGCCAATTATGTGCAAAGTCGAATCATCGACCAGGGTTTACCCCGGCGGGGTTGACGATGGCGTGGACCGTGGAAAGTGGGTCTATTCGATCAAAGCGATGAATTGGGGCGATGAGTATTCATTCCCTACCGGCTCGCAGACCGATCCTGGTTTCGAGAGTACGAAGGCCTTGAACCTTTGGGAACTCAACAACGACAACGTGACTCAGTACGGGGTCACGGTCGCGGGCCTGCCGGGTGACTTTGAACTAAAGCCTGTGCCTGTGTTCCAGTACCCCAACCAGTTTGATGGTGACTGCTGATGACGTTGCAGAAAAAATGCTGCTGCGGCAAATGTTTCTTCGGGGCTTCATCATTAGACCTAGACGCGACGGCGTGCGCCCACAATCAGACGGAAATTCTCAAACTCAAGATACCCAGGCCGCAATACGACAACGATCGGTTTGTGATTGCATATGGCGGCACCGGGTGTTCTTGCGTAGGTTCCTATCTGAAAAGCACACGTTGCCCGGAGTCGCCAACTATTGAGGTGGAATACGACCACTTCCATCCGACCGGAAGAACGTACACCTGGTTCTATGAGAGGGATTACGAGGTTTGGCCTCCATGCGAGGGTGCGCCTTGTTGCGGTTATCAAAACTTGACTTACGACGATGCCCAATGCTGCCAAGATGGAGTCTTGTGTTTCCCTACTTATAGAACGTGGGACGGAAACGATTGCAGTAGATACCAAGGAGCGTCTATTGATCCGGGAACAATTCCGCACCTCGGCAGCCTCTCTGATTCAGAAGATTGCAGCGTCGGAGACAATTACTGGTTCTTGCAGGATGTCGCCAACCACTCAACGACGGCAAAGTTCAACCATTGGGAAGTTGTCGGGGGGGTCGTAACATCTGTTCGTCCTCGTTCGCTTGAACAGACGATGCTTTGCGTCGTTCACAAAGAGAAGTGGTGGGTTCGGGATTACAACTCCCTGAGCCAGACCGACAACCCGAGTGCCTCCGACATCGACAACGGGGCGTCAAATTGCCGGACCCCAAAGTATTGGGTTTTCGCTTGTTCTGGGATTCCGCTGTACACATGGGAGATCAAGCAACTTTCCAGCCTGACCACCACCGAACAAGACGATCTGATCGTCAAGGTGACAAACGGCGACCCAATACCAGAAGCCTACGCGGACACTCTTGAGGCGGACGGAATCCTTTTCGCAAAGGATTACGGGAGGACAGACGGAAAGGTCGTAAAGAAGACCCTGAAGTTTGAGATAAGCAGCGTCCCCTATACGTCTATTGCTTACTTCTACGCTCGCCCTGGCGGGTGGACCTATGTTTGCCAAGACTGGTCCTCAACTCCGGCGGAACTTTCGGATTGGCCGCAAATTCCTCGGCAGTTTTCTGAGTCGTGCGATTTCGGTGGGGACAACGACTGCTTCACAGCATCGCCAATCCCCGGCAACGACTGCGAGTGTCATTTTGAAGGAACCATCCCAGCGGGATGTTCCGGCGACCCGTGCGATGGCGACTTCGCGGACGATTGCGACCCAGGCGTCGTTACAACATGCGGGACCGATGGTTGTGCAAGGGATACGATCATCGGCAACTGCAAAGGATGTTGGGTCCAGTTCTCTCAATACTTTCTCAAACTGCCAAGTGCGAGTTCTCAATACGGATGCAACGTGTCAAACAACGGCTACGTTTGCCGGGTAGACCCGACCGGCACCTGCGACTTCGGGCTTTTACCCACCGGGATATCCCATTGGATTCCCTCGGTGGTCTCGGGGTCTTACCGAAGCGGGAATACCAGCCTGGGCGATTTGTGTTGTGATGGCGATGGAACGATTGTAATCAGTGGTGCTGACTGCCCAGCAACAACCCCCCTTGCTGCTGACTGCGACGATCCACCAGTTTGGGGGCCAGGTGTATGACATATTTCAACACAAGACCGACCGTTAGGCCCGCCAAACCGATAAAGCACCAGACACCCCCCCCTCCCATGCGAGGCCTTGGGGATCTTGTGGAGAAGGTCGCCGAGAAAACAGGCATCAAGAAGGTGGTTGAGAAGGTGGCGGGGAAAGATTGCGGGTGTGCCGGAAGGCGTGATAAACTAAACAAGGCAGTTCCATTCGGGGGTAAAACGTGAGTTGCAATCCAACCAGAATCTTGTTGTCGAACAGCGGCACAACGACGATGAACGTCACGCTGACGCCAGATCCAGGCGGCACGCCCACGGTCACCTTTCAGGTGGACGGTCTGAGCATCACGGAGTCGGAGACCGCCTCCAGCGGCACGGCCACGTTCTCCATCCCGCAGGTGGTCGCTACCAATAACTCGATCTGGGACGCCACCCTTCAGGTGGACTCGAATACCCCGGTCGAGGCTTCGATCCAGGTGGTCGAG